TTATAACTGCAATAAAAAAGTGTAATTTATATTCATTCTAAATAAGGATAGGTACAATTTGTACCCCTCCTGTAAGGTTATACCCTTAAAAATATCATGTAATTTCAAGCTATAACCTTAAAATATCATGTTATAATCGGATTAATTCCTATTATGTAAAGCATATCTTACATAATATGTAAAGTATTGGTCACAAAAAAAAGCAGCTATCTGCTGGGGAGCTTTGATAACTGCTTTCTACACTATGGAACTATGCAAAGTTAATGTTTATATTTGAATTTCAAATATTCTGTGTAAGTTTTATTATTTATTTTATAGTGCTTTCTGCAATCCTTACATTTCAGCCAATGATGGATAGTCCCTCCTGCAGTTACTACCTGTTTATTATAATAGATATTATAGTTACTACATTCAGGACAGCAGTATTTCTCATCTCCATCCATTACAGCATAATGAGTAGATGGAGCTGCATAAGAATTGAGTTTATTGAACACAGCTTCTAGTACAGTGACATCCATCTTACAATAGTCTACCATCTTATCCATTGCCTGCTGATCTTTCTTAAAAACTATATCTTTCCACAGGTCTAATCCTCCTGTATCCATCTTTTGACCTACTCCTAAATACTTAGCTATATAGTCTAGTTTATTTGAGTTAAAATTAAAGTATCTTTTAGCCCATTTAAGCGTGTCTATAGTCTTAGGTGAGGGCATAACATCAAGTCCATGTATTATAGCTCTTGTACGCAACCATTTGAGGTCAAATTTATCCCCATTATGAGCCACAAGGGTTTCAGCTTGAGCCATAACTTTAAGGAATGCTTTAATCATTGCCTTATCAGACTGCTTTTTATCCCAAGTTAGGAACTGTACATCATCCTCATGCTCCCATTTATAGCAGATGCAGATGATTGCTCTCTCATGAATGATATCACCAGGATTGATAGTAAGATTATATCCTGACCTCCAAAATATACCAACATTGAATGATGTCTCAATGTCAAAAAACAGTCTTTTTCTTACCATAAGTGGTGTAAACTTAGAACAAATACTTTTCTCTCGCAAATTTAAAGAGATAAGATAGCAGTAAGCCTATGCCTACTCCTACAAATAATAGACTAAGATTGCCTCTAGGTCTAGGTTGTGTAGCCTTAGCCTTAGCTTTCTCTACAATCCTATCTTTGTAGATAGTTTTGACCTTTAGTCTATATTCTATTTTTTTATCTAGTCTAGTCTTAGGTACATAGACTGTATTATATTTTATGATAGTATCTTTAGTAGTGATAAACTTTTCCCATACTATACTATCATGAATGATAACAGGGATAGAATCTAAAGTTGTAATTCTGATAGTATCTCCTGTCTCCTCACATTTATAGCCTTTCTTAATTGCTTTATTAAGATGGTATTGTGCAGAGCAGCTGCAGAGAATAATGCTAGTAATTAATATACTTAGTTTTCCCATTTGATTTGATTGCTTTTAGTACTTGTTTTCTATTGCCTGATTTCTTATAGCTAACATGCACCCATGCAGGCTCATGATCAGTTCCAAATTCCCAAATAAGTTGGTCAAATTCTAGGTTATCTTTAATATAAAAAAATCCTTTAGCACCTATATTTACATCAATGGCTTCAGCTTTGCTATGCTGTGATGTAGCACTTCCTCCTATAGCACGATTCAATGCAGGAGATCTGTAGCCTGATGAGATGGTGATAGCTCTACCTAAATATAATCTAAGAGGCTCAAATACTTTATTACATAGCAGAGTAGCAGATGCTATATGTGCCTCATTCATTTTATTAGGAATGTTTTGGCTAGTATGCTCAAATTCTGCAAGTGTCACATGATCAGATAGCTTCATTTTTTTATCTTATTTAGGTCCTCTTTAACTTCTTTGGCTCTAGCAAATAGTAGCTTCATTGATTGCCATAAGTCTATGCCTTTGACTACTTTATAATTCTCATTAATTGACATCACCTCTATACTAGCTAGCACTAGTGAAACTACTTTAGTAAGCATAAATGGTACACTAAAAAAAGTTAGTATGATATCATTTAGTATGAATTGGTCTATTAAAAAGAACATTATCACAGTAAGCTCATAAAGTCCTAATTTACTAATGATAGATGAGAGCTTTCTGCTAGTTATTTTCTCCCCTAACTTCTTAGCTTTCCAAATACCTGTGATAGTATCAATACATATTAGTACTCCAATCATTAACAGGATGCCACTTATTGGTAAAAAGAATGCAAAGCATATAGAGATAAGTGTCAAAAGTTCTGATTGTATTGATAGTATTAGTAGTGATAGTTGTGCTTTCATTCCTCTCCCTCCATTTGTAATGCTAGAATAAAAGTAAGATATCCTATGATACTAGCTCCTGTTAGCTTAAGATATAGAGCAGGCTCAAATACTAATGATATGCCTGTTAAGTATCCTAAACTGAATACTATTATAGATAAGACTCCTGAGTGCTTCATAGTATTAAGATTGAATTGTTATAGCCATTGTTACCTGCACCTCCACATAGACCATTACACTCCAGCATTCCATTAGATAGACAGCTACAGCCATCTATCATTGGTCTTAGGTCAGTATCTCTGTTAGTAGTGCCTGTGAATATTGGATATAAAGCTCTATTCTTAAGTAGATATCTTATTAATCTCTGCTCAAAGAATGCAGCCTTTTGTGCATAGTGTTCCATACTGAATGCTATAGTACCTCTATCTACAGATGAGCTATTATCTCCAAACTGAGTTTGTAGACCTTTATTCTTTAGCTGTAGAGATAGACCAAATACAGCATCTTCTGCAGCTCTCCATGCAATAATTGGCTGTATGAATGTTACTAATGTCTCTTCATCAGGATCTAAAGTCTGAGCATTGTACTTAGTAAGTAAGTCATTATAGAATGTAGTACCTAAGATAGGCATGATTCTTAGTTGAGCTTGAGTAGCAAGGTATGGAGTAACATTGTTTACATCTACATTTGCTGTGATGGGTGTGTTATTCTTTAAGTAGGTTTCTGTAATAAAGTATAGCATTATAGTATAGGTGTTTGTGCAATTTGTGACTTGCTCTTATCTCCACCTGGTACAGGAGGCAAAGATGCTAAGGCTCTAATCTCATTCTCAGTCATAGTTTCAAGTACTTTAGTAGCTACCAAAGGAGATAGACTATTAAGTGCATCATTAGTCTTAGAGGTATCTCCCTCAAGTTCTACTATTGCCTCGTTAATTATCTGATAGTTATTGATTGTGAAATCTGCATCTATCTTAGCAATGAATAATAGCTCATTAAATATATCTGCTACCTGGTCTCTCAATGGCATTACTACATTCTTCTCAAATATGACATAAGCCTGCTTAATATCTGAGCCATTACCTAGTGAGCCTGTAGTTCTGATTCCCATAAGTATAGGATCAATGGTATGACTAAAACAAATCTGCTCAGTATTCAGCTGTGATGCCTCTTGAAATAGACTATCATTACCATTAGTAGGTAGTGACTCAATCTTTGGCAGTTGGTCTTGTGAGTTAGCAAAGAATGCCACAGCTTTACCTGCATTAGCAGCACCTTTCAATCTATCAATAGTATTTCTTATCATGTTCTTCTCCTCCTCAGATTGAGGTCTTTTAGGAAACATCATAGCAAAGCTAGGGAATACTGAATTTTGAATGTTACTTTTAGCAAAGTAGCTAAGTTCACCTGATAAGAAAGCAAAGTTAAGTGCTGAGGTGTACTGAGGTAATGGATAGAAATCCTGTCCAATACATTCTACCTCATATACAAATAGTTGCTCATAATCTCTACAGGTAGGAGTATATCTTTTAATCTCCTGGACTCCAATCCTACTAGACCAATCATCACAAATATAGTATCTCTTTCTATCTAAGTTTACTCTAAGTTTCTCAGGTGATAGATTTACTATCTTAGTGAGCTTCATCTTATCATCAAAGCATAGCTTAAAATAAACTCTATTATGTAGAATCAGTTGCTGAGTTACAGCAGGTACTACTTTTTTTATGTTTAATTTTCTCTCTAATGTATATAGCTCTAGCTTATCCTGTGGAGTTAGTCTATCTGCCACAATATTAAATCCACCTCCTACAGCTGCATTCACTTTATACCCTACAATAGAGCCATGTAATGGACTAGAATAGAATATCTGATTGAGTAGCTCTGGATACAGATTGTCCTGCCCGAATGGGATATATCCATTAGTCTGATGCCTACCATTTACATAGGGGAGAGTTAAGTTAGCACCTCCTACCTTAAGGAATGGAGTAGAGAATGATTGATATCCCTCTACTATTTCATGCTTTACTGTTTTAAAAAAGTCTTTTAATGCCATAATTACTCATAAATTGATGATACTATTGGTCCTGATACTACCATCCTGCCCTCTTCAATCACAAACCCTGTAGAGTTAGCAATAGTTGGAGGTGTGGTAGTTGACTCATAGATACTATATGTATACTGTCCTTTGATTAGTTCCAAATCTACAGGCTCATCTAACTCAAACTGATTGAATCGTTCAGGATAAGCTGATAGATCAGCAGTGTAGAATGTAATAGGTGCAGACAGCTTGTCCATTTCATTCTGAAAAACAAATAAATAATAAGGATTAGGCAGTGTACTTACCTCAGTGAGTGTAAGGATAATCTGATTGACCTCATCTTTTTTAATGTATATCATATAACTATATTATATCAACCTAGAAAAATGTTTAAAAAAAAAGCCCTAGTATTACTAGAGCTTTAATTATTAGGGTGTTAAGGTTATGCACCAACAGATGCAGCAGCACCTTCAGTAATTCCCCAAGCCAAGTGATCAGCTTCAGCTAAAAGTGTAACGGAATATTTAGATCCATCAGCACGAGCTGTACCTGATCCTTCACCTGTAGCAGTTAATTGTAGGTCTTGAAAAAACCAATAAAGACCATTAGCATCTAATACTATTGCACTCAAGTATCTCTGACCTGATCCTAGTATATTGATAGCTTCTGATTTATCTTTATCTCTTCTGTTGAACATAAGAGTAATAGTCTGAGTTACAAAGTTAGATCCATTGATTAAATCTACTGCAGTATCCTCAGTGTAATTACCTGTATTTCTATTGATTTCAAATTCAGTATAATCTTCAGATACAGTTAATGTAGTTACTTCACCATTTACTGCAACAACAGGGCTTGTAGTGATATTCTCTTGATCATTTAACCATATCTTTCTAATTCCTCCTGTGTTATTGTCACAAGATTTTGTTATCGTTTCTAATGCATCGCAATTTAAAGGCATGATATAAGTTTTAAGTAAAGGGAGCTTTCACTCCCTTAGATTTATAAATTAATTAGAATTTGTACAATACAATCTCACCACCATTAACATGCTTAAATCCTACTTTCATATTAGCACGAGTTCTGATAACAGGTGTAGCTACAGTATCAGCTAAATTCACAGCTCGTAATGCTTTAGAATCACCTAATGCATCAAAGCCATAAATTAAATTGCCTCTTAGAGTAGCAACAATAGTAGAATCAGTACCCATACCTGGACACAATACCATCTTAATTCCAAGATAAGTAAAGTCTAGAGCTTGAGTTAAGTTAGCTTGAGTATTAGATGCAGCAACAGCAGCACGATAAGATGATGCTACAGTTGGAGATACATAGATTCGTAGCTCCTCTTGATTAGTAATAACTGCAGGAGGGATAGCAGCATATACTAATGCTAATTTAGCAAGTACATTAGATGGTGTAATAGCTGCAGGATTTGCAATATCAATTACAGTACCATCATCTAATAATCCTTTCAAATATCCATCACACAAGTTTAATTGTGGAGATGCATCTTCAGTATCACCTCTCCATCGTAACTTCTCAATGTTTTGTGCAATAGTCAAAGACATTTCATTCCAATAGTAATTCATGAAAGATGCTACAGTGAAATCACCATTAGATCCTGCTGTCATTTGTAATGCTACAAAAGATTGCTCTAGCTGGAATTGACAGATCTCTGACATAGCTGATAGAGAACAAACCTCTATTTCTACAGATGCAAGATCATCAGTTGATGCATTCC